GTGTATGAGAAAGGCACACCAATTACTGAAGTAAGTACTAGTGCGGAACCTGAGGGTGATAAACCTGCAGAGAATAAACCAGTAGAAAACAAACCTACAGATAATAAACCAGTAGAAAATAAACCTGCAGAGAATAAAGAACAAAATCAGTCTGTGGATAAGACTGAATGTTTTATAGTAAAGGCGACTGGTAGATTTGTTGTTGACGTACCTACAGGTTCTAAGGCAGTGAATAATTTCTTAAACGCATTTAGACAAATTATTGAATCTAATCCTGAATATAAGAAAGGTTTAGATAGTGGTACTATGTATATTAGGGATATTACCCTTCAAGGTTTTGCTAGTAACTATTATTCTGGTATAGTAGAACCTATTTGGGATAATGATTATTGTAAAAAATGGACAATACCACCTGACACTGGTTATGGTGGGGTTTGTACGGATTTTGAATTTAAAAAATATACTGGTACAAAACTATCTAAAACAAAATATATTGGTAGTCAATCCACCAATACTAAATTAGCGTCTAATAGGGCAAAAAATCTATTTAATTCAATAAAAACTACATTAGACAAAGAAGGAAAAACAATTGGTTTGAGAGTAGACCCTACCACCACCCCGAAATATATTGAGGGTGGAACAATGTATACTAAAGATAACGTTGATGAACAATGGAAAACATTTATTAGTCAAGGTAAACTTAATCCTGGACAAATTGTTGCAGTTACCGCAAATGTTTGTTACACACTTAAAGGTGAAGAACCTTGTTCCGATCCTTGTATGAAAAAAGACGAAGACGGAAAATGTAAATGTCCTGAAGGAATGACGTTTAATGAAGAAACTAAACAATGTGAATGTCCACCGGGAAAAGAAAAAAAAGATTGTGAATGTATTGAAAAAAAGAAAGAACCATGTCCTGAATGTATGGAGAGACTAGTTGAAGGTGGTGAATGTGAATGTAAAGAAGGTTTATTTAAAGGTGCGGACGGTAAATGTTATTGTGATAAAGAAGGTAAGAAGGCACCTGATGAAAATTGTGGTTGTCCTTGCCCTAAATGTATGGAAAAAGACCAAGATGGTAATTGTAAATGTAAAGAAGGTACATTCCAAATAAACGACAAATGTTATTGTGATGCGGCAGGTAAAATACCTGTTTTAGATGATTGTAGTTGTCCAAAATGTCCTGAATGTACAGTATATAATGTAGATAAAAAAGAATGTGAGTGTACAGGTGATTTAGTGAAAAATGATAAAGGTGAATGTGTTTGTCCTACAGATAAACCTGTAAGAGTTTTAGGTAGTTGTAATTGTACACCTGAAAAAAAACCACCTTTAAAGTGTAATTATAATGCAGAAACTAAAGGTGCTAGAGGTGTTAAGGCAAACAACTTCGTAGCAGCATCGGTTAATAGTGCTTTTCCAGTAGGTGAAGGTAATACAATTACAATAAGTTTTGATTCATTAGTTGTACCTGACGCATTTTATGTGAAATACGGTGATAAAGAATTCTTTAGTGGATTTATGGGTGATGTTTGGAACGGAGAATATAAAAATGTTGCCTTAAGTTTAGAGGAAAAAAAGAAAATGATGTATATTCTATCTAAAAGTCAAATACATAAAATAAAAGTTACAAATGATGATGATATAAGTACCATTGACAATATGTCTAGAAACTTTGTTGGTGAATTAATGTATTATAAAGAGAGAGAAGGGTTAGTTGAAAGTATTAATACTGCGATTGGTTCTGTAGGTGGTAAATTAAAAATAACAGATATTTTTAAAGTTGGTGATGGGCAAGCCAAAAAAGTAACAGATGAAATTAAAAATATTGATATTGATACAACAAAAACTGAAAATATCTCAGTTTTTGTTGAAAAATTTAAATCTATAAGGTCTGGATATGATAACATTATGAAGAGAAACGCTTCATTTACAATAGAAAAAGAACAAAAAGATTTCCCAATTAACATATTAGTATTTTCACCATTGGATAGAACAATATTTAATATGAAAGTTGAGTGTAAATAAAATTTTTAATATTTTACCATTTCTTTTCAAAAAATTTATAGTACAATATTTATATAGAGAATGGCAAAGACTAATTATATAAATATTGATTTTCCTTTTAGAGATAGTGACAATGGTTTCTATTTTAAAATGAACAAAACTGATAAGGACGCTATTAGGGCAGACTTATTACATTTATTGTTAACTAATAAGGGAGAAAGGTTATATCTACCAGAATTTGGTAGTGACCTTAAAAAGTTCATCTTTGAACCCAATGATGAAATAACTCATGAACAAATTAAGGACAATTTAAATCAAACTATTATTAGGTTTATACCTAATTTATTGATTAATGATATATCATTTAGAAATGATGCCATCGAAGAATTAATTATTGTGGAATTAACCTATACAGTTACTGAAGGGACTTTCACAAGTACAGATACAATTACATTAACATTTTAAATATGGCTAAAAAAATAGATTACAACGCTAGGAACTTCTCAGATGTTAGACAACAATTAATAGAGTTCATACAAAAATATTATCCAGAAATATTCTCAGATTTTAATGATGCGTCTGTAGGTATGATGTTATTGGAATTAAATGCTGCGGTTGGTGATATGTTATCATTCCATACTGATAGAATGTTTAATGAAACACAAATTAGTTACGCACAGGAAAGATCTTCACTTTTAGAGTTGGCAAGAACTTTCGGATTAAATGTACCAGGTAAAAGACCGAGTATTACGATAGTAGACTGGACAGTAACCAATATACCTGTTAAAGGTGATACATTTGATATAAGTTACGCACCAAAAATTTTAAAGGGTTCACAAGCCACTGGTGCGGGTAAAGTCTTTGAATTAATGGAAGATTCTGATTTTGCATCACCATTTACGACTGGTGGGATACCAAACAGACTAATAGTACCAAACATAGATGGAAGTGGTATAATTCAAAACTATACACTTACTAAAAGAGAAATAATGTTAAATGGTATTACTAAAACTTTTAAAAGAACATTAACGAGAAGTGATTATAGACCATTTTTTGAAATTGTTTTACCTGAAGACAACGTACTTTCTATAGAAAATATCCTTACTAAAGAAGGAACCAATTTAGTAAACCAACCAACAGAAGAAGAATTTAATGACTTTAATTTAAGTTGGTATGAGGTACCTGCATTGGCACAATCGGAGGTTTACGTTATAGATGATAATACAATATCAGATAGAGAGGGAATATCTGTAGGTAAATGGTTAAACGCACCTCGTAGATTTATTAAAGAATTTACAGACAATGGTTTCTGTAAAATTATATTTGGTGCGGGTGACGCAGATACTTCAGAATTAAATAGTTTTGTTGGATGTAAGGGACAAATTGAGAGAATTGGTAAAACAGTTAATAATTTATCTTTGGGTCAAATACCACCAACCAATAACACCATTTATGTAAGATATAGAGTAGGTGGTGGAGAAGATAGTAATATAGGTGTTAATATAATAAACACTTTGGGTACGATAAACGTAGTTATAAATGGTGACTCTTCAGATCTTAATAGAATAATTAGAAATAGTATATCTGTTAATAACCCAATACCAGCATTAGGTGGTAAAGAAGAACCTTCTATTGATGAGGTTAGAAATTTAGTTAGATATAATTTCTCCGCACAAGATAGATGTGTAACTATTAAAGATTATCAGTCTAGAATACCATTAATGCCTGGTAAATTTGGTGTACCATTTAGAACGGGTGTATGGGAAGAAAGAAATAAAATTAACGTTTCAATATTGGCGTTAGATTCTAATTCTAAATTAACCACTGAGGCAACATCAACACTGAAACAAAATATTGCGGAATATTTGGCGGACTATAGGATGATTAATGATTACGTTACAGTTAAAAACGGTAGAGTTATTAACTTAGGTTTTGAAATAGATATATTCGCAGAGAAGTCAATTCCTAGAGGAGATATTATTGCAGGAGTTATCAGTAGTGTTACAGATTATTTTGACATCAATAAATGGGAAATGGGTGATAACATCTATGTATCTCAACTTATAGAAAACATTAATAATGTAGGTGGCGTACTTAACGTAACAGATTTAAGGGTTTTTAATAAAGTTAATGAAAATGGTAAATATTCATTAAATGAGATTGCACAACCTTATATTGATGAGACTACAAGACAAATTGATTTATTGGGTAAATATACTTTATTCGGACAACCTAATGGTATGTTTGAGATTAAATACCCAAATAAAGACATAAAGGTGACAATTTCTACGTCATAATAATTACTTTTCTAAAAATATAGTTAGTTTTATTAAAAAAATAAGTTATGGAATGTAAAACATGTAAAGAAAAAAGTAATAATAAAAAATCACCAAATAGTGATAATTTAGAAATCAACCTAATACCAAAATCTATTCAAGAAGGAGATTATAGTGGTAATTTCTTTTTTAAAATAATTGCGTTTGTAGTTGTAACAATTGCAATACCATTTATAATTTTAGTTTTATTAGGACAAATTTTCATGAATTTCTTTTTCCCAAAACATTTACCTAAAGTCAGTAAAAAATTTAAAGGATTTTTTATTAACATATTAAATAGTTACGCTAAATTTAAATATGATAGGGAAATTAAAAAAAGAGAAAGACAATTTGAAAAAAATGTAGAATATACAGGTAATGTAGAAAAACAAAAAGAAAAGAAAAAAGTAGATGAAGTTAAAACAGAATTTGACGACATTGAAATTTTTGAAAACAAAAAATAAAAAAGTAAAAAAGTGAAATTTTTATGTCTAAATCATATAGAATTAGGACAACACCAGGCGAAGATAATGGATATTTAAAAGTTAATGTTGACTTAACTCAAAACTATGATCATTTAGAAATATTAAGTTTAAAAATCTCACAAAAAGATGAATACCAAAGTTATTGTGCGGAATATGGTGTAATAGCAGGTAGGGTAATCATTAACAATGGGTTTGGTGTACCAAACGTAAGAGTATCGGTAT